TTGAAAAACTAGATGTTTGGGATCGCTTAGGTGCGCGGCAGCCCCCCAATCGTTTCCGATCGAGACCCACACCCTCACCACACAGTGGTGCTAGAATCAACGCTAGCGACGTTGAAGCCCACGAATTGTCGTGGCCATGGATGATTTGTATCATTACACACATAAGGTTAACTACTCAACTATTCCTCTGCACCTAGTAGCCTCGGAACCACCCGAGTACAAACATTCGATTTGGTACTGACACCCTGAGGAACAAGGGCCACTACTACGTTGGTGTTGCAAGTTTAAGAATTACGTTCATTCTGTGTGTTCACTCCGCGCATCCGCAGAGCTGCTTTGGCTTCTTTGCCTTCGTGTTAGGTTTCTGGTCGATTTATATACATGCAATATACAAGAGAACATAAAATGTACTTTAAGTCTAATTTTTAATTTTGTTCGATTCCAGATTTCTGTGCTAAGTGGACGTTCACCACGTCCACTCAACCCGCCTTAACTAGACGGCTGCGTGCTGTTGCGCAACTGCGTGACAACGCATGGGGGCAACGATGTACCCGCAACGGCTGTCACACCGTACAACAACTTGTCCGATGTGTCACCCCCGACCGCAGAGTCGTAGGTGGTGTAGAGTCCCAAACTGGTAGTGGAATTAGCACGTGCATATACCATAGTCGATCCCGTGATGGTGAAGGGGATCGTACCAGAGCCGCTACTAATCACAAACAAATTTGATGCTGTGATGGCTGCGGCGAAGAAGGCTCCAGTAACGCTGAGTTGCACCGAGTAGATATCACCTGTGGTGAACCCGGTTCCGATCAGCGCTGCATCTGAGTTCAGTGTGGTAGCTCCAACAGTCAACCCTTGGCGCACGCCCAATCCGAGGTAAGAACCACTGATTAGGTTGCGAGAGTTGAACCGTAGGCCCTCGAATTCAATAACCATAGAGACGCAGAAATAACCGGGAATTCGGTCAGAACCATCACTATAGATGTACACCACACCAGCACAGAACTCTTCGAGTGTCGTGCTGTTACTGTTGTCACACACCTTCCAGCGGGTGTCGACTGCCAACGGGACATCAGCGCTACACCAAATTGGCGTGAGCACACAATGTTCTGTAGACATGGCTCGTTGGTAAAACGATCCATTGACAGTGGTGTTGATTGGCCGGTAATTAGGATCGTCGTTGGAAATGACGATTACTTCACCACCAATTTGCGTCCCTTGAAAAGCGCGGAATCGCATGGTGGCTTCCTTAATCCGGAAGTGTTGGTATACACGGGTCATGTTTTGAACTTCATCGTTGCCAAGGGCAACGGGTGCCAGATACTGCAGGCCGATCAACTCAACAATATTAGATTGGGTCGCACCTGCTGGGCGACCTGCACACACGCTAACATCCATCGTGAGGGTGTTTTGCGTTTTATTGCGAGTGACGGCTCGGGTGCCACGAATGACAGAACCGATAGCGGCTGGCACTTGGACAGAATCGATCTGTGAAGCGTGGCCGCCAGTGTTGGCTTGAGAGCGTTTGGGTTGGGTGGCTGTGCCACGAAGTCTTTGAGTGTTCATAGGTGTAAGTTTGGTAATTGTTCTTGAGATCCTATCGATCGACCTGATCACAGCTTGCCCTCCTACAACAAGTCCAGCGACATGTTGTTTGAGTTTAGGACCAGCAAGGTTGTCAGCAGCGAACTTCCAATCGGCCTCCTCGAGGTTATGATTGTTGGCATATGCCGCGTCATGCACCTTGCAGTGTGCATCAAAGTCGTCATCGGGCGGCAAGCTTGAATCAACCGAAGGCTGATGTTGGCCTGCTGACCAGCTGGGACCACAATATTTACCATGATAGCGCATTGAATATTGGTGTGTGGTTTAGGTGGCTATCGACCGGAGTTACCGGTCCATGCACGAACATGTACGAGTCAAAGTGGGCTTCCAGTGCTACTTGCACATCTGGTAAGATTCCCCATGCCTTAAACACTTGCAGCCGCATTTCAGCACTTGGCTCTGCAAACGTCAACTTGACATCTTTGGACAACATGTACATACCAGAGTTCCTTGCTAACTCTGAGGCAGTGTTGTTCGTATAACCATCACCAAGCTTTTGAAGAGCTCGGTAAAGGTTTTGCATGATTGGCACTCCTCCACAGAGAGCCATTCCACCCATTCCCACAGCGGAACACCACCCTTTCAGGGCTTTGGTGTTCTCAACACCGATGGTGCAAAGGGTGTCCTTCCTTAGCGCAACAGGAATGTTACGCACCATCAGACACCGACCATCATCCAATTCAATTGGCCGCATTTGACAGAATTCTATCTTGTTCAATTCGTATACTGGTTTTTCAGCAACCATACGAAATCCCATCTCAAGAAACCACTGGTCCAACCCTTCCATAAAGTTGGTCTCGTGGCCCTGTTCCATCATTACGACGCAATCGTCGCCATTGTTACACAATTTCGTGGGTATGTTCTTGTGCCGGGAATACTCATAAACTAGCGCACACATAATCAAGCAATTGCCCAATGCTGTGTTCATGTCGCCACTAGCTCTACGTCCTTTGACTGAGTAACGTAGGTTCCCATCTTTGCACCACCCGAAGCCTCTGTTGTCGATCTGCCAACTAAGCATTTTGCGTAACGTCTTACAGCGATATACACCGTTATAGACTGAGTGTTCCCACTCCAGAGCTTCAGCACTCACGTGCATATCAAATTTAGCAGCATCAAGCCCAATGGCGACGGGTCTATCAAAAGACCGCCACTTGCCACGAATGATGCTACCAATACCAAAAGTATTGTAACCTTTGATGACGGTTGGACCGTCACCATACAATTTACCAATGGCTTGGTACACACGGTGCTCAAGAGGCTTGATGTAAGTTGCCATCTTGATATTATACACGGGGTTCCTTGGTTGAATGCACCTCGGAGCCTTATCTGGATTTACCTTCTCTAACTTAACGAAGCTGTTAAGATAGCCGTGTTTACGAGTCAGTCCTACTGTCTCTAGTTTTACCTTTGCATTGCTGTATATCGAGCGTTTACGACCCTGATACATCTCGACAACTGTGTCGAGGGAAACCGGGGTGGAGGTGCGCAATAGATTGGCAAGCTTAGTACTAAAGGTGGATAACCTCGTCGTGTAGATCCCGGCTGTCACCGAGGGCGGGGCCACGAACTCCCCCTTCACTTTACAATAATACATCCGCTCCAACAACGCGCACTCAAGAGTGGTGATATCCGCGTTGTTGACGCCTAGGGGTTGACTTGGACTCAATTCACTAATCGAGTACAAGGATCGAACCCCGACCTGCGCCTGGTTGCGCCACACGCGCAATCCGGGATGAGCCATTGTGGAAACATGACTCTTCCCTTGTGTGGCAACCAAGCGCCCTCAAGCACTCACAGGACCGTCAGCCGGCCCGTGGGTGGAGAGGTTGTGGAAAAACTTCGGCATAAACGCACGGTACAGCAGGCTCTTGTTTGCCCAGCTGTATTTGTCCCATGCTGCCTTACGTGCACAACTGTTTGTTAGTTCAGAAGCTGCGACGTCGCAGTCGTCAGGTGTATACACCATGACCAAGACCAATTCCACGATTGCCTGGCTGTGTTTCGGTCTCACACCAAGCTCTTTGCACCTACCATTCGCCAGATAGCGGATGGTCAAGTCATTTGCTTTAGACTTGGCGGGGATGCCCATCTTTGCCTTGATCTCCGAAGTGATGCTGGCGACAAATCTCCCGCGCTGGTGCTTATGTACCCGCCGATGTTGGCTAACCTCCACGAGAGTCACTCGTTTAGCAAAGCCAGTTTCGGGCACCTCGACGACTCCGACGCTTTGAAACTCCACAATATTGTTGGGAGCTAGCAGCGTGTTAATCACCGGATTGGACGAGCTATCCATTGGTTCGAAAACCTGTCGCTCTGCGAGGAGTTCTAGCTCTACGCTTGGGAAGTCACCGAATGCTATCCCTTTGGGGTCCACGGGGCACTCAGTGCACAACGTGAACCTTGAATCCTTGGCCGTATCGCCAACCAAGGCTGCGTCGAGGCTAGTGTCCACACACTCCTCGGCAACAGGCCCGTCCATGTCGTTGACATCCTCGAAGAGGTCATCAACCCAGTTCGGGTCTTTACACATACTCATGGCAAGAAAGGCAAGACAATTCATCGCACGTGGCTAATACGAATGGTTAATTCGGAC